CTCTGGTATAGAACCAACATCTATTTGATTTAAGGTAGAATCATTTGGCATTGTAAATAAATTATTTTCTTTAAAGAAACTTTCATTTAATTGTGCATCTTTAGTATCTATTTTAAACCTAAGTTTCTTATCTGAACCACGATACATACCTGTATCAAAATATAATTTATCTTTTGCTTGTTGGGATAAAGATGTATATTTTTCAGGTGTATAATCCCCACCCATAGCTTCTTTTTCAGCTACTCTATATTTATTGTTAGCAGCTCTTCCTGCTTCTGTATTTAACCCTACTACATTTAAATCTATTTTAGGTTGATTAAAGTCATCTAGTTGAGGTGCTTTATTAATAGCACTCGTGTCTGCTACACCTCCTGCTAATTCTAAACTATTTATACCCCCACTAGGAGGGTCTTTAAAAAAAGGTTCAGCTAAGTCTAATATTCTTTTGCCTCCTTTTAAAATAAATTTTATAGGAGCTAATATAGTGCCTGTAGGAGATAATATTTCTCCTATTAGTTGATCCTCATTTTCAGGGTTAGATTTTAATCCTGTAGTTTGGGTAAACCATTTATCAAAAGCTGGTCTACCCCACTCTTTAGCTGTATCCTCAAAAGCATCTTTTAATAAAACACTAGTAGGACTAGCTGTATTTTCAGCTAGAAAAGATGTAGCTGCAGAACCAAGACTAATAAGATCAGCGGGAATACCCAATGTACCTGTTAGTAAACCTGTTCCTGTAGCTTTAGCTTTTTCTATTATCTCATCTTTTTCTCTAAACTGAGGAAGTACTTCTTTCTTAATTCTATCAAAAGAAAATATATCAGACATACTCTCGTCTTTGTTCTCTTCAGCAGACTTAGCAAGTCCTTCTTTAAAAGAATCAGGAGTTAATAGGTTATTCATTTGTTCATATAAACTAGCCATTATTTGCGTTTACTATATCCCTAAGTTTTTTTAGTTTGCGTAGTAATGTTACAGCACCCTGTGCCCTATGCATTATAATAATATCGTCTGCTTGTTCTAACAACTTATGTTGTTGACTTATTAAATAATCAACATAACTATTGAGGCTGTTGACTAATTGGAGGTTGCTGACTAGAGGCTTGAGGTTGCTGAGTATTTGCTTGTGGTTGTGGTTGTTGCTGTTGTTGTCCATTCTGAGGTGTTCCTGTAAATCCTTGTTCTCCCGGAGTTGGTGCTACTCCTGTTCCTATTGTACCACCACCAGCACCTGTAGGGTCCATTGGGTCTGCTCCTGCAGGTGGCTTTTGTTGACTGTCTAGGGGTGCTTGGAATTGCTTCATAAGTTCAGCTTGTAGTGCAGCCTCATCCATATTATTTGTAACCTTGTCAGGGTCTAAGTCCATTGATTTTGCAATCTCTCTGATAACATATTGAAATTTAGCAAAAGGTGCAAGAGCTGGATTAGATGCAACTTGTAAGAATTGCATAAGTCTTTGACTACGTACTTCATTAGCCATCAAGCTTTCTGTACCTCTAGCCTTAACTTCTAGATCACCTTTAATACTAGGATCAAAATCAAACTGCATATTAAATCTAAATAATCCTTCACCTAAAGGCTTTAGTAAATAATCATCTACATTCTTTATAACAGTTTTAATGCTACCACTAGCTGCGTTCATTAGCATTGATATACCAGATGCAGTTCTACCTACACCAGATACTCCAGTCTGCCCATGTGAGAAAGAAGGTAATCCTGTACTCTCATCAGCAAGCTGTCTAGCTTTGTCAAATAGCTGTAAGTTTTCTTGAGATACGTTGGGGAACTTAGTGCCAAAGATAGCTTGACCCGGAGCACCCCCTTGTCTTCTAAAAACTTTTCCCGGATAAACAGATAAGTCTTGTCCGGGAACTAGGTTAGTTTCATCTACTTCTATAAGTAAGTTTCCTGATAACACAGCATTATCCACAGACATTCTCATAAAACCATTCATAAGTGTTTGTGTATCATCCATGTTTTCAGCTATACCTACTCCAAAGAAAGAGTAAGGATTTAACTCATAGGGTGCCGCCATATAAGGGATTCTTGTAGGCTTGAACGGATTAAGAACCATTCTCAATAATTTGCCATTACATATCCATACGTTGACTTGTATTTCATCTAACTTTTGTAATTCTTTTGGTATATCTACATTCTGATTCTCTAGCATACCTACGTCACACATACCCCAATACTCAAGAACTTCAAATCTTTCAATACCGTGTTCTGGTGCATAGTCTGACAAGTCATCTTCCCAAGACTCTTTTGTGTAGTTCTCACCTTCTGAGATAGCCTCTTCAATAACTTGAGCACGAAAGTGTGGTCTCTTCTTTAAGGCTCTTAACTGAGAACGAGATAGCTTGTGTCTTTCTATAACATACTGTGCTTCATCCATATTATTTGCATCAGGATCTGGGTAGAAGTTCCAAACGGATACATGAGATACTTGAGGTACAGTTTTTATAGTAGGATCATATTCGCCTTCGTCACCCCAACTAGGGTACTCTTTATCTACAGCAAAAGGTCCTTTCATTACACCTGTACCAAAAAGAGCCATTTCAAATGCTGTACTACGTAAGTGTTTACTTGCACCTGATTCTTCTAATTGATCGTGTATTTTCTTTTCCATGCTTTTAGCTGCTATCATGGCAGGACTAAAAGTTATCGCTGAAGGAGTTTTGCCAACTTCTGCTTTAAGGTTTTCAACATCTTTAAGCTTTTCTTCCAAAGGACCAAGCATACCCGCCAAGCTTTTGGCAGTTGCTCCTTTAGGCAAGTCCTTGCCATCACCCTTAAACCCATAAGGAGAGGATGATAAATTAGTGCTTCCACGCAATTCTTCAGGTTCTTTTGGATCAAAGCTAACATCTTTTATTACTCCTTCTGGAAGTTCTGTAGCATCCACACTTAGGGGAAACTTATTATTAGAAAACAATACATCTACAATTTGTCCATAGGCTGCTAATGTTTTAGTTTTAGTTACTTTAATGAATACTCTTGATTTTTCTGCTTCTGTGAATTGAACATCAGAACCATACAAACCTCTATAGTTTCTATAAGCTCTTAACCATCTCTGCTCATCTTGCTCTCTGTAGTCATCAGCACGATTGTACCGTTCCATTACAAATGGTATTATGTTACTAGTATTAATATCCGTAACAACGGTATCGTCAGAGTCTTCTAAAGAGATTGCTTCACTCTCTACTATTATTTCATCTTCATCCATATTGTATCCTTAATATCCAAAGGTAGCATCAGCTACAGGCATAGAGTTTCGTGGAGCACCGTGAGGGTCATAGTCAAATAGACTAAATCTTGGTCTTGACATTATACCATATCTTAACGCATCATACAAGTGATCTTCTGAAAGCGTGTCCACATCTTCTGGATTCTTTTTGTCCAAGGGGATGGATGGTAACTGTGCTGTAGTGTTCGTGCAATTATTAAAGAAAACAATTCGCGGCTCCTCTGTAAATTCATCTACTTGTAAACGTCTGTGTATCTCATTCTTTCCTGCTATACGACTGCCTTTACTTCTATCTGAAGGTCTCCAACGACACCCTCTCATAATCATCTGTTCTGCTAAAGAAGGTCCTGTGTCTCCACGTTTATGCCATAAGGAGCTATCTAATACTCCATATCTCATACCACCATCATCTCGTTCTGCTTCTAGTATCATATCTGCCAAATCTGTGGCAAGGACTTTTCCAACATACAACTCTCTGTACACAATGATTTGTTCAGATGGCGATACAGCAAACCAAAGAACACCAGACTTACTACCATAACCATAGTCACAAGCCCTAAACTTAACCCAATTACTAGGTATCCTATAAGGCTCAACAACGTGGATATTCCTATCAAACTCAGTAAAAGCAGCCCCTTCCTTAATATCCCAATCGCCATCAAGTAACTGCCTCCTCTGCTGTTCAGGGAGGGATAATAGCATTGCCTCATAATCCCCTTGCTCTGCAAGGTAAGGATTGTCTGATAATCGTGCAGGGATAAATCTCCTTTTAAATAATGATCTACCAGCTTTTGCATGTCCGGTGGGGTATCTAAGTACTTCTGTTGTCTCAATATCGGTGGCATCAAATTGGCTTCCATACGGTGCTGGGTCTATAAACATCTTCTTAACCCAATGATGACCTCTACCACCGGGGTTTGTTGTTGCTCTCATAAAAATTGGTAAGTCTTTTGCAACCGACCTCAATCTTGAACGCATATAGTTCCATGCATATGGTGTTGCCCATTGTGTCAATTCATCAAAGCCTATCCAACTAAAAGCTAAACCTTGATAACGTAACACATCGTCATCTCTATCTAAGTAAGACATCCACAACCTTGCACCTGATGGTGCTACCCACTGCATCTTTCTTTCTGACCATTTAATTCCCGGATATATTTTAGGATATATCTCTTGGGATTTAAACACTAACTCTCTTAATTCTTCAGTTGTGTGTCTTAGTAATAACCCACTAAATGACGGATGTGTCATATACCTTAATGGGTCTGCAAGCATGGCATAAGATTTACCACCCCCTGCTGAACCTCCATATAAAACCTCACGTTCTCCTGCAGCAAGAAACTCTGTCTGAGGTCCGTCATTTGGTTTAAATATAACATTGTGTCTTTGCTCAATAGGTAGTTCTGTTATATTTTCAACTTCTTGGACATTAGACTGAGGAGCTAACTTTTGCTCCGGTTCTTTCTTCTTCAATTTCTTTCGCCTTGGAGAGTGCCGCTTCTGCATACTCTGCCCACTTGCGTAAGCTTCTAGCTTGGTTCTTACGTCTTCTTTCATTCTGTAACCTCTTCCTTAGTCCTACGTGTGAAATGTATCTATTAGTTTTGACACTTAGCCAATTTGCTACTTGGCGAAATGAGTATTGTTTAACATAACCTCGTGCCATCTCTAGTTTGTCTAGTTCATCTGTTATAGGGTCTAATATGTCAGGGTCTTCTTTACTTTGTACATAACCAAAGGGTACTGTTCTAGCTATGCGTGGTATCTTAATCCACTGATCTTCTTCTTTTAAATCTGTAGGCTGAGGTAATTCCCACGTTCCTATACTTCTACTAGTCATCGTCTTTTTGTATATTCTTAACTGGCATTAGCATGACACCACCTGTAGACTCAACTTGCATCTTCTCAGTCTTAACTAAACCTGTTCTGTCTAACAACTCTTTTGCTGCAGTCATCTTTTCTCTCATGCCAAGTTCTGTAGGATCACTGATACCACTAACCATTGCAACAGCAGCTCTTGGAGCATTACGTGCCATGTACATCTGAGTAGCATCTAGAACCTCATCCTTGATGCCTCTGACGATGTCTGACGTAGAACTGGTAGGTGCATAGCCTGCAAGTAACTTCGCCTGTGTAACATCCCCATTTGCCTCGTCAAACAGTACATCTAAAAACTTCTGTTGTTTATCTGTTAGTTCTTTTGCCATTACTTTGCTCTTTTCTTTTTTACTACAGGAATCTTACCTGCTACTATTTTAGTAATAGGACTTTTTTTCTTTTTATTAACAAATGCAACAATCTGACTTTTTTTAAGACTAGGATACATCTTAGCTATAGCCGCAATCATTTTATTATCAGATGCTGACATTAGCTCTTCTTCTTTGTGTTATTTGTAGCATTAAGAACCATGCCACCTGCACGATAGTCATTGCTACCTTTGTTATTCTTAGTACCCATACCACCACTCATCATTTTTTGTTTAGTAGACATGCCACCATAAGACATTTTCATTTTTTTAGTTGGCGTGCCACCATAGGACATCTTATTAGGTTTATTCATATCATTCATTATACAGGTACTCCTAGTTTACTTATACGTGCTATAAGCCTATCTGCTCTCGCAGTTGTT